TTAGATAATTATAAAGCTTAGTAGAAATACTAAGCTTTTATTTTACTCATTATTTGTGACAACGTATCAAATTATTTTAAACTTCCCTTTTATCTTTGAATACAAGTTGATGAAATTTAAAACAACCACACATTTTTAATGAAATTTTACTTGCAACGAAGTAAGATAAACGTATAATTCAGAACAACCCAAATGCCTGGGTGGCGAAATTGGTAGACGCAGCGGATTCAAAATCCGCCGGTGAATAACCGTGTCGGTTCGAGTCCGACCCTAGGCACCATATTATAATCCTCGTTCATTGGACGGGGATTTTCTTTTTACATTTTCTGCGTTTAAAATCAATCACTTATGAACTTGTTTAGCTATAAATTCTAAGTTTATTCTTTAACCTGTATTGCTATTTTTTATCTAATTTTATATATTTTTATCTGCTGACTGCACCAAAACTGCACCGCTTTTTGCAGCACTGCACCAGCTAAATATAAGGTTAAAAAAATGGCTACTATACATAAGCGTGGCAATAAATGGCGTGCGCAAGTTTATGACAACGGCGGGCGCAGATCTAAATCTTTCAACACCAAAGGCGAGGCAACGCAATGGGCGTTAGAGGAAGAGAGAAAATTAGATCTGCAAAAGAAAGGATTACAACCTGAAACGCTACTATCAGATGTTGTCGAACGCTATTTAAGAGAAATTACACCAACTAAACGAGGCGTGCGGCACGAAACTTTAAGGCTTAATAGGTTTATGCAGCATCCTATTTGCAGTAAATATATAGGCGATGTTACAAGAAAAGATTTTGAATTATGGATTGCCGAAAGGGAAAAAGAAGTTAGCGGTGAAAGTATTAGGCGAGAACTATCCACTATCAAGCATATTTTTACCGTTGCGGTTGAGCGTTGGGATTACATTGAAAGAAACCCTACCGCCGGGCTTGTCTTACCAAAAGGAAGTCCACCAAGAACGCAACGATATTCCGATGAAGAAATAGAACGACTGCTCTATGTTAGCGGTTATCATGATACATTAAAGACGGTTAGAGCAAGAACTGGTGCAGCGATGCTATTCGCTATTGAAACGGCAATGCGAGCCGGTGAAATTTGCGGGCTAACTTGGGATAATGTTGATTTTGAGGATAGAACTGCATATTTGCCGATAACGAAAAACGGATCTTCTCGAAAAGTACCTTTATCGAAAAAAGCTATCGCAATTTTAGAAAGGCTAAAAGAAGAAATTGGCAATACTGGAACGTGCTTTCAAATTGAATCAAAATCACTTGATGCAACATTTAGAAAATTGAAAAAAATGGCGATGTGCGAGCATTTGCATTTCCATGATACCCGAAGAGAGGCACTGACTAGATTAGCTAAAAAAGTCGATGTGATGACTTTAGCTAAAATATCAGGCCATAAAGACATCAGAATCTTGCAAAACGTTTATTATGCGCCTGACATGAAAGATATTGCTGGATTATTAGATTAATAAAGGAAAATTAAAAGAAAGATTAAAGAGCGGCAAAATTAACCGCTCTTTTTTTTTATTTAGAATGTTCTTGGCGTAAACATAGTTGATTTATACTGATTTTGTTTCGCCGCCCATTCTTTTGCCTCTTCTGATGCTCTTGCAAAATTCTGACGAGAAATTTCTTCTCGTTTTTGTCTTGCAATTTGATCGGCTTGTTGTGGTGAAATGCTGTTTACATCAACCATATTTCTTACCGGCGCTGCAACGGAAGATACTGTTGCTTTAACTTCTTTTGCGGCCTCAATCGGTTTTGGATCATATATATCCATATCACCGCCACTTGTCATATATAAAGCTCGCCCCATTCTATCGCCGCCTTTAAACGCCGAAACAACTGACGGATCTTTTAAATAGTTATCCCTTTCTGCTGCTAGGCGATCAATGCGTTGCATTAAGTCATCTCTTTGTGCTTTATCTTCCGTTACTGCTAATTTTTCTTGCAACGAGCCTAATTTAGTATCATAAACACCAAGAACCTGAACCGCACCAGTTAAATTCTTTTGAGCCTCTTTTAAACTAGCACTATCGCCACTAGAACCGCCGCCAGATGCTCTAGCGTATCTAGCTTTAATTTGAGCGATTGCGGCTGCCTCTGATATGTTATTGCGGCTTTTGTGATCTTCTATCTCAAAGTCGTGTTTGAGTTTTTTATCAAGCTGCTCGCTATCAAATGCTCGCTGCTTATCTGCCTCTTTTTCTCGCCAGTTTAATGTTTTGTCAAGCTCTTCATTTTTCCAGCCTTGTTCTACGTTTTTTATAACGCCAGTGCCAAGACCTTGTGCCATTGCGGCTAAAACTCCACCAAGACCCATAAATTACACCTCTTGTTGCATAGGTTGTTGCATTGATTGTGGTTTATTGCCTTGCATTTGTGATTGGCGTTGATTTTCAAGATCAGATACCTTGCCAATCATATCAACATATTGCTGTTCTTCTTCAGGCGGTAAAATGCCGTTTGTCGCCTCGCCAAATTGATCTAACGCATCCATTAAAATGTCGATAATGATGTCATCAATCTGATCTTCAGGCACACCAATTTGTTGCAATAATTGCATTGCTAAATCTTTTGCAACTTGCATCATCACTTGAGGCGGGATTGTTTTCCCATTTTGTTGAGCCGCTTGAATGTTTGCGATCATCGCCGTTGCCACTAAATCCGCAACACCTTTTTCAACACCTTTTTGCTCAATTCGCTCTTGTGCAACATTAGCAATGGCATTGACAGAATTATCCATTACCATTTTATACATTTGCGACATATTGCCTTGCTGGCTCATATCGACCGGTTGCCCTTGTTGCATTTCCGGCTGCGCATTACCGTTTTGTTGTGCCATTGAATCTAAAATACCCATTATGCGTTCCTTATATTACTGAGATGTTATTCCACAAATTGACTAATTGAGGGATGCTGTAATCTTCCTCATCCTTGTATTGACCGTTTTTCACTTTCGCTCTTTGCTGCATCGTGCCTAAAATACCTTGCCCCACATACTCCGTGTTGCCAGCTATTTTTCGCATTTGTTCCCAATCTTTCATCGCTTGCGCTTTTTTAGCTTTATCCTCGATAATCATCTCGTCCAGAACAGGAGAATTAAGTTTGTCGGCTGCATGCTGCATCGCTGAATTATAGCGAGAATTATCGGCAATAACCTTAGCCGCCGTGCCAATAGGAGCCGTGCCAACTCCGCCAGTTGCAGCCCCGCCAATAAGTCCAAGAGCAGTTGCCCCCCAGCCTTTAAGCTTAGAACCCCAACCGTCCATATCTTCATTAAAAGCATCCTTGACTTTTTGCGATTCTGCTTGATATACGGCTTTTTGCCCTGGTGTCATTTTCCCAAGAATTTCATCCTCTTTATTTAATAAGGTATCAGCAGCCGTACCGGCTTTTGTTAATCCTAATTGCGTTGCCCCAGATGCGATAGCTTCAGCCATAGAAGTTGGTTCAAGCGTTGAACCAACTATTGATGAAACAACGCTACCAATAGCATTGCCCTTATGCTCTCTAGAAAGACTTTCGCCGGCATAATGATGAGCTATATCCCTAATTCTATCATTTGGCGTGAGCGCATTAATATTATCCCAATCCTGTCTTGCAGAATAAGGAGCATTTTTTGTCACATCACGACCGAATAATCCGTTAGTTAAACTTCTTTTATCGCCACTAACCGCACTAGATGCGGCCGCATTACTTTGATAATGCGAACCGATGCTTTGACTAATCACACTTCTACCGCCAAAACCAGTATTGATAGGATTGCTTATGCTTTGATTTGCATTATTGCTCTTGCCTCTGCTAGCAAGATGCTTATCCATTCTATCTCTTGTGCTTTGATAGTTATCACTGCTCTCGTGTTCTTGCCAACCGCCTCGGCTATCATTAGCACGCTCATAACCGGCTCGCTCCAAGCTTTCGCCAAAACTATCGCTAATTGATGTAGATTCTGATCGAGCCATAACTAAATGCCTTTATTTTTACGTTCTAACTTACTTTGCATTTCCGTTAAAATTCCACCGTTTGCCAAACCTGGTGAGTTATCAACGGTTAAGCTGTTGTATGAAACATCAACATCCGGCACTGCTGAATACTGAGATTTTAGAGCATCTTGCATATTCAATAGCTCTCGTTGCTGTTTCATTAAATCCTTGTTTTGCTCTTTTTGAGCAAAATAAGAACCAACACCAAGCAACGTATTTCCTAATAGATTTGTCGCCTCTTTGTTGTTTTCCATCCATTTGCCGGCTTTCCCAATCGCATCGCCAACATTTGTAAGCCAGCCATTGGATGTCGCGCCATTTTCGCCAGCTACATCAAATGCGCCAGTAATGGCACTCCATGCGTTATCCCAAAATGATGCCATAAATCCCCCTATTTAATTCCAATTGACGGCACGCCCAAGCTAGGGAAAGACGACCAGTTTTGTTTGGTTGTTGGAATCCCTTGCATGAATTTAGATACAAAGTTAATTTCTGAATCACGGCTAGATTTCAATGTTTTGATAGCCTTTTCTTTATCTGCTGCTTTCATTGCTGTATTGTTTAAAATCCCAGCAATCTGAGCATCAAAGTTGTTTGCAATCTGCATTGTGAAATCTATTGATTTCCCGATTGTATTAGCCGCAACCTGAGCATTTAAATTTCGCATCTCGTTCTGATGATTTAAGTTAGCTAATTCACGCTGATTTGCTCTATCTAACGCATTTTGCGATGCTGTGAAGTTGTATTGAGCTTGGTTTAATCTACTTTGATTGTTGTAGTTTAAGTCCGCTTGTAATTGTGTTAGCCCTCTTTGATGCGTTCTATCAAGCGCCGCTTGCGATGCAGCGAATTGGTTTTGCGTATCATTTAAACGACTTTGATTTTTATAACTCAAATCAGCTTGTAATTGAGCTAATCCACGTTGATGTCCACGATCTAAATCAGCTTGCGATGCGGCAAATTTATTTTGCTCTTGATTTAAGCGGCTTTGATTGCTGTAATTTAAATCAGCCTGTAATTTTGCTAATCCCTTTTGATGCTCTCGATCAAGCCCAGCTTGCGATGCAGCGAATTGATGTTGCGTATCTTGCGCTGCGATTGGAATAGCTGCATCAATCATTGCTCGTTGAGCCGCCTCTGCGCCAACTGTGGAATTTTGTAATCCACGATTAGCTGCAACTCTTTCGCCTTTTGCGGCCGCACTTCTCATTAGCAAAGAATTGCTATTTAAGATGTTCGCAACATTTCCAGCCATAGTGCCGGAATTATCTTTTTCCGGAGTTGGTGAAACTGTCGGAGCTTGCGGCTGCTTTCTGTTTAATGTACCGCTCATTGTGCCTAGAATTGACATTTAACCCCCTAAAAATAAAGGCCGCTTATTTAGCGACCTCTTGTTGGAAATCTTCCGTGTACTGTCTGCGATATACCTCGCTAAAATACGCCACTTTGCAATGATTGCGATCAAAGAATAATCCGTTGATCAACCTGTGAATCGCAATCCAGCGCTTTCTTGGATGTTCTGTTACTACCGCACAACGATAAGCACGGCTCGATAATGTTTCATCAGCAGCACCGCCAGTCACTGCGTTAAACAGTTGATCGATGGCGATTACATTGTGATAGCACCATTTTTTGAAACGTTTTTTACTTAACATTTATTTCCCCTCTAAATGCTCTCGGTAAGTCTTAACCCAGCCACTAGACCAATCATAATCTTTAGGATTATTGGATTTATCTAGCAAAGTTTTGTGCATATAAGCGTTTTCAAACATTTTTTCTTTGAGCGTTTTAGCAGCGTTCCATACTGCCTTAAATTGCTCAAAATTAATTGTTTGAGCTGTATTGTCAGCGCAGATTAGTGTGTATGTGCTATTTTTTCCGTTAATATCAAAGTCGGCTTTAATCTCAACTAACGTGCTGCGACCTTTATCGTCTGTATCAATCCATTTATTAATCAACGGAACAAATACACCACCGTTCACGCACTCATCACGCTTGGCGTTAATTAATGCTCGAACTTCATTTCGTTGCCTTGCTAATAATTCCGCTTTTCGCTCTTCTGATACAATCCATGCGCTACCATTCCAAATGTATTCTTGTCCTGGTATTGGCGGCGTAAGAGATAGATTGTTGCCATTAACTATGATTTTGCAGCCGTTAGAGCGGCCATCAATTAATGTCTGATAGTCTTTCTCGGCCACAGGAATTGCGCCAGTGGGGATTTGATTAATCCCTTCAACAAAAAACGATTCTGTTGTTTTATCAAAAAAGTAATCCATCTCTTATCGTCCTATTGCAAACATGTTAAATGTGACAAGGCGTGGCAAGTTGTCATAAAGAGAAAATCCTGTATTAGTGTAAGAAGATGCAAAAGAGTTAATATTACTATCTCTAAGTTTCACTATAACCATGTAAGGTATTTGATTAAATGATATAGGGAATTTAAATTCTCCACCTTGTCCAGACGAAAAAGAACCCCACTGCAAAATCAACCCGTTTGGCAGCTTAGTCCAACCGTTACTTGAGAGGCTACCACTAAACTGATTTCTAAACCATTTAGCAGTGATCGCCTTGTCGCCATTTTCTTCTGCTCCAGGCTCTGTAATAAATACTTCTTTTAGCTTTTGACTTTGCGTACCAAGACTATTACGATTGTCTGCTACTGGGTAAAATCTATGTGATTCATCAAATCGCCAACTTGATCCCCCCCCCATGACAACTGTCATAAACTTGCCGCTGTAAGAGTATCGCAATCCACCCTTGAATACACCACCTTGCTCAAAATCAAGATTGCCAGCATTATTCCCGTCCAAGTGAATGCTTGCTGTTTGACTGCTTTCTACAAGGAACCCATTTGTGGTTTTTGAGCGGCCAGAACCAGCATCCCCTTTAACTCTTAAATGTAAGTCTGCAAGCGGTGCTTTGTCTAATGGCATGTGTAATCCAATTCGCCCAGCTAACAAATCACCAGTTACAACATCAGCAATCGAAAGGAGGTTGTTTACTTCGTTTGATCGATCAGATGCATTACTGCCAATAAGCACGCTATTATTGATTCTCGCCGCACCTGCTCCAGCATTATATCCAATAACAACTGCATTACTTATATCCTCCGCTAATGCGCCAGCTAGAGATCCTACTACAACGCTATTATTTGATTTCTTAGCTTGCCACCCAGCCGTATGACCAATGAATGTATTATGTCTTGATGTGTTGGCATCCTTATTTTGCGATAAACTCCAAAATATTGTTGCTTTACCGCCGCCGTCGCCATCATACGGGCATTCGAAAGTAACAGTGTTATTTGTTACCGCAACTACTTTTTGTCGCCACGCATGCCAGTGAGCAGGTTGCGGAAATGCTGGACCGCTATCCCATCTAATATATGCCGTACTTCCAGCAACGCATTTGTGATCAGGTATAGTAACAGTTAATTGATTACCTTGTTTCGTGTAATCAACTTGCAACCCTTTATCGCCTTGACCGTAAATGGTTTTTACAAAACCATCCCAGCCAACATCAATTTCAAGATTCATCCCTGTGCGGAAACCTAGCAATGTATTTGCATCACCAGTTTTTAGATGTGTCCCTGATTGACCGCCTAGGGTTGTCGAGAATTGTCCGTTGTAATATAAAAGGGAGTTATAACCAATAGCGGTAATTTTCGCATTTTCTTGCGAGTTCCCGATTTGCGTTTCTACATCTTTCTTCCAGCCGTTTGTATTCTCACCACTTAATGCTCCAGCGCCAATGGCCACACAATCACCGGCAAGCTGTAAACCACAAGCAGCATTTCGACCGATTGCAACATTACGAGTACCATTCATTAAAAATTGCAACGCATTTCCACCGATTGCGATATTTCGGCTTCCTTTCCCTGCCTTGTAGTATTCAGAGCCGCTTGATTGTAGGTTTTCTAACGCGGTTTCCCCGATTGCGATATTTGAATATGAATGAACAGCTTTGTTCAGTGCGTTGCCACCGATTGCGATAGTTTGACCCGCTCCAACGGCATTTGCTAGAGAGCCTCGACCGATTGCAACAACACTTTCCGGCACGTTGAATTGATCAGTGGTTTTCTTGTAAGTTGGATTTAACTTATTCCCACCGTAAACCCTTGTAACTCCATGTAAAAATGCAACTTCATCAGATTGTTCTTTGTCACCAAAATCGTTAGGAGATAAAATTTCACTGGCTCGTTTCCAACGATTACCGCCGCCTGTTACAATAACCGTGCCACCATTACCAGGAGTTGTTTTATCGGTCATATCAGCTATAAATATGCCACCGCCGGTATTGCCATTATAATGATAGCTTTTAACATTTATTAATTGCCCATTATTCTCTGGCTCTATACTGGTTAAGTGAGATACTGCCTCAACATATTGATCTTTTACTTTATCCCAAACAGATTTTACTACCCCTATTGTTGCAGCCTCTGTATGACTATCTGAGTATAAGTCGGTAGATAAAGTGGTTACACCAACATCGCCATTGACACTAGCTCGCGGAACTTCTAAAACATCTTCATAGTAAACCTTTCCACCGGCGATATTTCTCGCTTTGTCAGCAGATCTAGCCGCCTCTTCTGCTTTTTGAGTTGCAATTTCTGCATTACTTTTAGCGGAGCTTTCTGCCTCAGCTAAAACTTCAGCCGATTTAGCGGCTTTTGTTGCATAATGAAAAGCAGAAAACTTGTCATCAGCAACTAACTCGTCAATTGGATTTGCAGCCCATTTTTCAGCCATTGTTTCAGACTGATTAGCCGATTGTTGGCTAGCCAATGCAGCGCTAGCGGATTGAGTTGCGGAATCGCATTTTTCGATTACTATTTCTGTTTTTTCTGATACCGTTTTAGTATTAGCATCTACTTGTTGAGCCTTTTCTGTAACATCCTTTCTTGATTCGGCAACGCTATCTTCTGCCTCTGTTAGCATCCCATACGTTACAGGGTGCATTGGATCGGTAGGCTCTGGAATGATTGGACTTACCGCAAAACCCTTACCATCATCACGCATTTCAGGAATACGATCAAAACTAGATTGAATTGCATCGAACTCGTCTGATACTGCTTGCCCGTCTGCTTTTGTGTACGGTGCGAATTGGTGCGTTCTGTTATACCAACTCTTTTTAGACACGATAATTCCTCCGTGTAATGTAATTTAGAATAAGCCCGCTTATTTCAAATTGCGGTGAGTATATGGATGATCCAGCGAATGAAAGCGAGATATTTCTGCTATAACCCGATAGGTAAAGGGTAGGCGTAGAATAATCCTCAGCCGACCATAAAAAATCATTCCAAAGTGAATCATTCCAGCGACCGCCTCCACCGGCGATCTCTAAATTTTTATTGATTGGCGAAGAATGATAATTTGAATTGTAGTCAAGATCGAAACGGTAATTTAACACCGCTCTGCCATCAGTCGTTGCTTGCAACTCTGCACTATGCCAACTTTTAATTAGCGTAGGCGAACCGCAATGATTGAAAGCCATCTTTACAACCCAATCAATAGGCTTGCCAGCAAAGGAAAAGCATTTATCAGACTGTCTGTAAACCTTACCATCGCCAAATGCTAGATAAACATAATTAGGCGATTGCCAAAGTCCAGATAGTTTTTCAGGATAAGTAAAAAATGTACTTCTTGTCGTTCCATCAGGCTGCAACATTAAGCATAAGTGTTTATCATGTTCGGAGTAGAATCTAACTTGGTTAGACTTGGATTTAACAGATGAGAATATAACGTTGTAATTAAGTTTGTCGAAACCTAATTTTCGGTTTGCATCTAACTCGCTTAATCTAAAATCACCAAACTGCTCGGATTGATCTATGCGGGTAATACCATTTTTACCGATGGCGACAGGAATAAATGTAGATTGCAACGTTCCTGGGTTAATCCCCACAGAAGAAATATCTTTTATCGCCCAATCATCACGACCGGAACCATATAGACCAGATATTTTATTTCTACATCCAATAATTAGCACGCCGCCAGTTGCGCTTGATATAGCTGTTATTTCATCGCCTAACCCAAACTGTTCCGAACCTAGCAACACAGACCAACTATTAGGATGCCCGACTAGCGAATGACCTAATTGGCCGCCTGGAAATGATGCAAATAAATGATTTTTGTGTGCGCAAATATATTGAGGATTTTCGTTATTTACCAATATAGGAACGATAGAACCATCAGGATGAACCTCGATAACCTGTTCACCATTGCAACCGTAGGCATAATAAGTATTAGAACCACCATAAAAATTATGGTAGATAAATTGCCAACTTTTACCCTTGCTTAACGTAACTTTTTCGCAAGTTTCAACTGTTGCAGCAACAACGTCATTTATCTGTAAAGAGCTACCCGCATTTAAGGATTGATTTGAAACAACATACCCAGCTTTATTATCAGGAGCTAATGCAACGGAAATTACCTTGCCTTTTATTCCACCGCTATTAAACTCTGAATTAGTTAGGATGTTTTCCGGCTTTTCGATATTTTTAAGCTTGATTAAATAAGTTGCTGGAGCTTCAGTCCAGCCGTTATTAGAGCTAATAAAAACACCGCAACTATCGGCATTATCACGAAAGGCAATAATCTCGCCGTACAACTCTACAACGCCACGAATAACATCATTTCCTGGAACTGCCGCCACTGAATCAATGCCTAATTTAAACGCAATGCCTCTATAATTTAAGTCATCACGAAAATCACCATCAACGGAGCTATTCACATAATTGGCGGTAAAATCAATACCATCAACCGAAAAGCTATCTTTATTAATGAAATTGCCAGGTTTTAAAAAGGCGACAATAAAAGCATTATCTAAAACATCAACAACCCTATATTGCTTGCCTTTATGGGTAAAATCCTTATTACGGAAACGCTCTTTATTCTCAATGTCACCAACAGACAACACGGAATAAGCCATTTCAGACGGGATAGTGCGCCCATCTATGCACTCATACCCCTCAATGCGAGAAAAACCACCACCATAGATGGGCTGCACATTTAACGCACTAATCGCCTCACTGTTGGCTTTTGCGATTGGAGGAGTTGATAGATCCATACCACCGCTAATTGCAACAAATTGCGATTGATTTCTTGGTAATTGTGCCATTTATCTGCCTAATGTTGGGACTGGTAAGAATTGAGTGCAAAGTAAGTGCAAATATTTATCCCATTCACTCTGCCCGCGCATAACTAACTCTTGTGCATTTTGAGATAGCGCTCTGCCTTGCATTGCATAATAAACAATAGCCACATGGTATTTTTCGGGGATAAAAGGCGTATCGGAACTATTCTCTAAAACTTGAGGATTTTTAGCACTAAACCCCTCACCCCAAAACGAACTTCCCCATTCACGTAGTGACTGGATTTCTAACCACGATTCACGAATTGCCTCAACATACTCTAAACTTCTTCCCGTTTGATTAGTCACGCTATACGGTCCCTCGCCAGTATCGTTCATTTCTCGGCGTAAGCGTTGAGCAAGTTTGAGGTAATTCATTACGCATCACCTAATACTGTAATAGAGAATCGAGGCGCAAAGTATTCTTCTAATTTACCACCATCAACAAGTTTGAAACGATGATCGCCAGCTTTAGCCAATAGCTGATATGCTGGTTCAGGAATAGATACTTCTTCACCGCGTTTGATTAGTGCATCCCAATCACCAAGACCTACATAAACATCACTATTGTCAGTTTCGCTTGGCGCAATAATGATTCGTACACGTTTATGCGAAAGCAATGGAAGATCACTTTGTGATTCTTTCGATGTTTGCGACTGTAATTGCACTTCCGCATCATGGCGTAAAATGCCGTTTGCTGATTCAAATTCAAGAATTGCTTGAACTAACTCTTCTTTTTTGCCGTCTTTTTCAACACCGCAATAATCACGCAAATGAGCAACTAAATCTTCTTTTGTTGCTTTTTTTAAATCAATAAATGGATAAGCCATTATGTCCTCACTAAAAAAATAAAACCCTCACAAGGAGGGTTTTTGATTAACGAATTAAAACTAAAGCGATGTCGCTGCAACTTCTAAACGAACTAACCAAGCATCGTTTAGGATTTTACCCGCCCACCAAGTTTTCCATGCAACCGAACCTTTTTGACCTAACGGGTCGCCTTGCTCAGCCTTGCCAGGATTGCGTACTAAAATTTGCGCAGCATCTTTACCTTTTAACGGGCAAGTTGCGTAAGCATCTTGACCGAATACGGCAATTTTATACACATCTGCTTTAGAGCCAGCCGTAGATAGAACATTATTGCCAGTTGGCGTGCCACCTTTGTTGATTTCAGGTGTAAATAAAGGCGATGTGATAAAGCGCACGTTTTCTACTGTTCCAAACTCTTGTGGAACAATAGGCTGACGAGAGCCGTATTCTGCGACTGGAGTAAATCCAGGCAAGCTGCGAATATCAGCCTCTAAGTCAGTATGGCATACCGCAATATATGCAGCCTCAATCGGTTTAGTACCGTATTTGATTGAGCCATCAAGGATAGATGTTTTTTTCTTCGCGCGATTGCGCTGTAACTTACGAACAGCCGCTCGAACATGATTAATGCTTAATTTAGTGTTTACATCGTTTGATGATGTACCGTTGGCAAAGATTACATTTGTACCACCACTAATTGCGCCCCAAGCCAAAAGCTCGGTAGTCTCAGCGGCTTGCTCGCCAGAAATTAACACCAAGTCACTTAAAACCTGATCTTCGTGTGTATCTTGAATTACATCTGTAATTTCAGACCAAGAACCATACTGCCCCAATGTTGCGGTCACATCCTCATACACCATTTTTTGAGAGTCCGGAGTAACACCCTCAGTTAATGGAGTGGTTGCTGGCGCAAACGGTTTAGGACGGCGAAATTTAATGGTTTGCGTCTTATTTTGTGGGATTGGCTTTGTTTGCCCAAGCTTATTTAAAATCAATACAGGCTCAGCATGAGCAAGCATTTTAGCTTCTGCGTAAACTTGTGTGCGTGGTGAAATATCTGTATATTTAGTTGTAGCCATGATAAATTTTCCTCAAATGAACTAACTTAATTTAATAGCGCCGCTTATCAAATTCTGCGGCTAACTGATCGAATAATGCGCTCTCGTCAATTTCCGAACCGCCTTTCGGACTTGAGCGACCAGTAGGCAAAGACATTGCGGATAATTGCTGTGAGCGTTTATTTCGTTGCTCTGAAATTGCGTTTGTTGTTCGTTTGTATTCATTCAGCAAGTAAATTGCATCCTGTGGATCATCTGAACTAAACAAAGCCTTAATTCCACTAGGTTGATTTCCTACCCATCTATGAAACATAGGGTCGGACAAAATACTGTTTGCATCAGGAACGACTTGCGTAACTAAAGAGATTGAGTTATCAAGTTGTTGCTGCGCAAAGTCTTGCATGTTTGCATTAACCATTTGAGCAATCGGCATTGAAATATCATCAAGGCGTTTATTCTGACCGGCAATAAAGCGGGTCAAAAATTCTGCAACTTCCGGATAGTCAGATCGCAAGGATTCTAATTCACCGTCAAAGGTAGATTGATTTTGCTTAAACTGCTCTAGTGCGGCTTGTGCTTGTTGATACTTCTTCGAGAGCGCACCAACACGACCACGTTGAGATTTAGCCATGTGTTCGTATCGCTCTTTTTCTGCTTTCATTAAACGGAAGTTTTCTTTTACTTCATCAGTGGCATTTGATAACCATTCAGGCAATACTTCTTCGTTATCTTCCGGCTGTTGCGGGATAGATTCTTGATTAGTATCTTCCAAACGTTGATCGGACGTTGGCTGCTTGGCATCTTCTGCGATTGATGGTTTAACATCAGCAGTTAGTCCACTTGATTCAATTTGATTAGCGGCCTCGTCAAAAGCGGCATCAATATTAAATTCTGTGGTGTCTTGATTTTCCATTTATTACCTCGTTAAGCGGCATGTAGCGGCTTGTGATAATTCTTTAAAAATAAAAAAGCCCACTATATAAGCGGGCTATCATTCGGATCTAATTCAGAAACTAGATTCTTTAACTCTTTAATTTGACCTCGTAGAATATTGTACTGTTGTGGTGTTAAACCATCACAACACAGATCGTCTTGATACTCTTCGATTCGTTTAGTCAAATAAGAAACAACTATTTTTCTATCTAATTCGCTAGACAATTTCAGTCTTTGCATAAAATCCTCAAAATAAAAAACCGAACTGTATTTCTACAATTCGGCTATTTTGTTAAATTCTAGTGCAAAACTTTTTAATTGTCAATGGATTAGTGAGTATTTAATCCTTCCATTTGTCGATATTTACGCAATAATTTAGCTTGTACCGCACTCATCTCTTTATTGTAACGTTTTATTCCGTTTTCATAGGCTACCGCACTAATATTTCCAGAACGTAACGCACGAGTGAGTTTCGCTTTTTCACTTCTTGCTTTTTTAATAACGCTCTCTTCTTCCTCATGGAATTTAATCAATTTCATCTTGTCGGCATCTAACCAATCGCCTAACTCATTGCGCTCTTTGCGAGATTTGTATTCGTTATAAACGGTTTTAGCCTCATCGCTTGCCTCATAGTATCGGCTTTGAATAGCGAACTCATTTGTCGTACCGATGAATTGATTTAAGAACGGTGTGCGAGTTTTTCTTCCAAGCTGCTCACGATTAGGATTTTCCACAAATACAGTATTTAACTCTTTAAGGCTACCAATCATTGAACCGTACCCATCAAACAAGTTTTTAATTTGCTCTGGGTGCATATCAATCCCCAATGAATCATTTAAATCAATCGCCACATCTTTCCAGAATTGAGCGGTTGTCGCCTTAGATTGCTCGGCTTTTAATTTATCATCACGCACATAATTGGTTGTAATTTTATTACCAAAAGCGGAACGATTTAAAACGTTTTGCATCACTGGCTGCAAGATTGATGGCGTTGCGGTTAAAGTGATTTTTTCCAGTGGATATTTAGCTGCGGAAATTTCAGACGGGGAAACCGGCGAAAATGTTTTCATTGAGTGAACCAGCATATTTGTACCAGCCTCAGTAAATGAAATATCACCAACTGCACCTTTTACAAGGTTTGTTGCAAAATTCCACGCCATTTGTGCCATACCGAAACCAACTGGAATTTTGAAATATTTACCATCACCAATCGGAATTGGAATATATCTCGTAATATCACCAAGTTGATCCATTTTATTGCCGCCCTCGTCCTCATCGTCCATTGAGCGCAATACAGTGTAAAGTGAAGTCATTGCGACCATGTATGCAGCAAAGCGGATTTGCCCTTTACGAGTAGATAGATAACGCATTAAGTTAGCTGCGCCCATTACCGTTGGTTGCGAGAACATATACAAGGCTTTAATGCCACGCATTTTTGAGCCAGTTTTGCGGAAGTTGGTTAATTCGAGCGTTGTCGCCGCCGCTTGTTTTGAATCAATGCCATTTTCCACTAATGCTTTATAGGATGCTAACGCTGATACTGTATCAAACATCTTATTGTAACCCTCAAGCACTTTTCCGGCTTTTTCAAGTTTGCTGGCCAGTGGATTATTTTCCTTGCGCAATTTCTTAATTAAATCAACTTCTGATTTGTCGAGATAAGTACCATAGTTTGATACTCCCCCCTCGTTTAGTAGTTGTTTTAACATTCGCTCTGCCGGAACGCTATCACGCAATTCTTGACCGAATCCAAGTCGTTTGGTTGCTTGCCATACTTCCTTATTAGCTAGTGCATTTTTAATGGTATCACGACCGATTTTATCCATTGTTTTGCTATCAACTAAACGATTATTTTTATCGTAAAGTTTTTGCACTCGGATAAATTCTGATTTTTCCCAAGTATCACGCATCATATTCATCGGTGCGAACGTAACAGTCCATTGAGTAACGCCTCGAGCATACCATCCTGTCGGTTTAGAGATCACTTTCAAGAAAGCATTGGCGTGTTCAACGTTGTCATTGCGCAATGATTCCATCACTTGAGTTGGCAATTCATACTCATAATAATCACTGCCCTCTTTACGGATAAGCACGTTGTCGCTTGATCGTGTTAAGCCTTGCATTTTGCGTTTGCTAATACCTAAATTTGCGGTTGCTTGTTCTCTTGCCTCAGTATCAGAATAGCCTTTATCTTTCAATAAAGTCACTTCTGTTTCAAACAAGCCATCAATTCTAGATTTAAACTCAGCAAAGCCGGCATAGGTGGTGGATTTACCGATTGACTTCCAAACAGCATCAATCGCATCTTCGGCCTCAGAACTTGTACGACCTTTCAATGTTTTATCTCGTGCAATATTGAGTGCATTTGAGCCAGCGCCTGAGATAATATCAACATCTGCATCAGCATTCGGATCACCAGTTAAAGGCACATAATGGCGATTAGCTTTGTATTCTTGATACTCAGCCTCAGTATATCGACCACTTGCACGGTCAATATCTAATCTTGATTGATTGAGATCGTAAACGAGATCGGCTACATATTCTAAATTAGAGCGGCTGATATGTTTTTCTGTGTTGCTCATAATCAATTCAGCCTCAGGAATTGACCAACCGCCAGCAACCCCAACTTTAAAGCGATTGCCTTTGTTTTTGTAATCTGTGTTGTAAATATCAGCTTTGCGGTTATCGTACTGCTCTTTCGCTTTTAGATAAGCCTCATTTAAGCGGCGCACTTCTGCACTTGTACCGTTTTGTTTAGCGTTATCCAATAAGCGTTTTGTATCACGCATAACTTTTTCATCACGATTGAGTAAATCAATGTTTTTCTCAATGGAATAGCGAGCTGAGATCCAGTTGCCAACCATTCTTTTCATTGTCAATTCATCAATCGGATGACCTGTATTTTTGCTTTGTTTAGATAGTGCGGCAATTTTTGAAAGAATTGGTTTCAAATACGCTTGTTCTAATTCAGAATTTAGTGCATCACGTTTCCCCTTGGCCGTGTACATAGCATCTTTTAGACGGCGTTTTTCATGGTCACGGCTGCTAGTGTTGCCTGTTTGATCTTCAAGGTACATTGAATCAATCCAATCATTCACCGGGCGCAAGCTATCAGCTAACCATTCATCAACCTTACCCATCGCACGATTAAAGCGCTCTTTAAATCCTGAAAAGTCTTTGGATTTTAAGTTATCCCATGCGCTAGGCTCACTATCTGCCACGCCTGTCATTGCTAAATCAAGAGCGGATTGCATTGTATTTGCACGAGAGAATCTAACGTCATTTTTGCGAGGATTAAAGCGTTTTGATAATGGAATAATTTTGCCATCATCATCATAAGTGATTAATTCATCGAGCTTGATTTTCTTTTTATCATTTACAACTTCTGACAATCCATTGTCATATCCTTGTTCAAGTATGGAATTTGCATCTGTAAAAACATCTTTAGCTCTAACAATCTTTTTGACAATTTGATAATTACCATCCAAGTTAGCCTCGCCATGCTCAACGGCATAATCACGAACGATAGTAACCCAATCGCCGTTTGTTATTGTTTTCCCTGTTCCTTTCGGGGCTGCTCGATAAATTTCAATCCAGGCTTTCGGTCTGCCTTTAACTCTATTCAGAATGTTCCAGGCTTTTCTATCCATGGATTCATCGCCTGTTCCATAATATATAGGGCCATTTAACGAATAGAAGTCATCAGGATATAATCCACTCAAATTATCAATACTTTGTGAATATCCATCTCGCCCAGGAGCGCTATGTTCCATGCGATAATCAGGTTTATCAAACCCTTTCTCTTTGGCTTGCTGGCTCACCATGTTTCTTAATTCAGGCTCAACGGTTAAATCACCGTCACGATAACGCTCTGCCAACTCAATATATCTTTGATCTAAATCATTATTACCTTTTCTGCTAAAACGAATATCATCGTTCTCTTTAGAAAATGCGCCAGTGTTAGAGGATGCTGATTTAATTTGATTGGAGTTGAATACAGCTAAGTTTTTAACTCCGTCCTCATTTACATAAAAACCATCAAATCCCAAGTCTTTGATTGATTCAATGATTGTTCTATCCTCTATCCGTTGCCATTTGCCTTTTTTTATTTCACTAACAGCGCTAGAACTCAAACCGGCCATCACCGAAAGTTTGCCAACTTGTTTTTTGTTAGTGTAATCAAAAGGATTCTTGGAGGAAATAAACAACGGCATAACATTTGCACCATCAGCAAAATCTCCGCCATTTTGCGTGACAAACTTATCAACAAATTTCGGATCGTCAGATACAAAATGAATACCTCTATCATTGCTAAATACATTAAAACTATTTAATGTGCCATGATAAACCACTAACGGCTCACCAGTTTTAGGATTTACAACCTTACTTGCGTTTTCAGGATCGTTTTCCCAATCACCGAACCAGGCTTTAAACTCAGGCGAGCGAACTTGTTGCCATTGTTTGAATGTTAGCTCGGTTTCGCCGTTTGATTTTGCTTGGTTATAGCGTTCCTCAGTTAATTCTTCATTTCGGCTAAAGCGCAAATCGCCAATATCACTTGTTTCATTTAGCGAGCTAGATGTAATTCGAGCAATAAGATTCAATACATCTTCATCAGAAAACTGCGCTGCACGCTCAACACCAAAGAATTTTGATAAGAAGTCTTTGATACGTTGTGCGGTCATTGCTAACCATGATTTAGTAGATTGTCTTTGACCTTTTTTAATCTCTACACCATAGCGACTTTCAAGCTCATTCCATTTGCCTGTTTCGTGTGCGGCCATCGTTTCTGCAATAGCCTCTTCAATCGCAACGGATCGATTGGTTGCGGCTAAATCATCAGTGTTTTTGCGTTGAGCTTGAATAGCATCGGCAATCTGGCTAATCGCTTTGTTTTTGCCAACTTCTTGCATTAAGCTGTCATAAGAGCCTTTATAGCCAACGTTGATTCCACGATGCGCCATTTCGTGCCACGCAACGAATTGCAAACGCTCTTCTTTGCTCATTGTTTTGGTTGCATTGATACTGTCTGCGATCAATGTAACCTTGCCAGTTTTAGGATTAAACCAACCCTCTACATCGGAAGTGATTAGGTTTTTCACATCTTTAGGTGGATTGGCGAGAGTTGTCACCTCAATATGCTCTGCCGCTTTGCCAAAGGTTTTGCGTAAGATTTCTTGCGCACGTTGAATTTCTGGATTAATTTGTGGAATCTGATTATTTTTTGCGGCTTGATATTGACTTAGATCGGTTTCGGTTTTAATATTATCCACAGATAGGCTCATCGTTTTTGAATCGATTTTTGAGGGCAATTGGAGCCCGAAAGATTCAATAAATTGTGAGCCTTTTGTTTTATTCCAATATACCAAATCATGATTTAGCATATTTTGTAAGCCACCAAGATTCTTACCGTACACGCTGGCAATATTAATCACCTCAATTCCATCTTTAGTTTTCTTCAGATGTAATGCACTAATTACTGGCTCGTCCTTTCCTGTTGAGATATTTCTTTCCAATAGCTCTGTTAAGACAATATAACCATTATGTGTTGCTCTTGGCGCTGATTCCATTACAGCAACAGGATTATTAATCTGTTTCGGCAATTGTTTCAATGTTTCGGAGGTAACATTATGCTTATCTAACATCACTTTTCTTAATACATCTCTATTAACTAAAACTTTAGTATCTGGCAACCCAAGCATTTTTAGAACACTTGGAGTGGTTCCCATAGGGATGTATTGTTTTGATGGCTTACCACCCTGAACAGTTGTATCTACCGCTTTCGCAAAGTCAGAATTAGCGGATTCATTTAGGCTTAATCTAATAGTTTCATCAGTGTTTTTTGCTTGCTGCAACGAACCTAATTTATCGAACTCTACATCGCCGAACATACTGGCTTGTGATAGATTGCCTTGCATTTGTGCTTGATCAAAGTAAGCGCCTAATACTTGCGTAATGCGTTTACCACTTCTGCGATTTTCATCAAAGATTGTCAGAATTTCACGAGCCTCAGGCGATAAATCCCCAACAAAATCTTCTTGAGCGAGATAATCGCTGATTTTGAATCCTTGTGCATTGAGTTGGTTGTATTTCTCAACGGCTTGAATCACATCTTTTGAAATGTTTACATCGCTTGATAACTTGCCACTGTTGATGCCTTGCTGAGTTTGAGCAACTTTAGGTGCAATAGAGGTTAAGGCGTTCAATACGTTTTTTGCGCCCTGATCTGTATTTTCAATTAAGCGGGATAATGTTTGACTGTCGCCATAAGCCTCATACAACATTGCATTGCGCATACGCTGCACGCCAGTTTGACTGAGATTACCTCGACTATCTAATAATTCATTACGCACGTTCTCAGGTTGATTTTTTATAAACTGACCAATGAAATATTGGTTATCTGCTGAGTTAATATCACCGTCATCGTTTGCAACAAAATTATCCATACTTGGCAAGCGGCGAGCATCTACTTTCGCTTGATCTAAATCTGACATTCGCATACCGCCTTGCTCGTTGGAATTGATGGACACTTGAGCAATATCAACTGGAGAAGTTAAACGGCGAACCAATACAGGATTTTCCATTTCACTTAATTGAGCTGGATCAATGCCAAATTGTGCTGAATTATCTTGTAAAAATTGGCGATAACCATCAGCGCCGCCCTCTTGGTATGCTTGTTGAATAGCCATTGAGCGACCATTGCCGGCAATAATTGTTTTACCGTCTAAGGCTAATAACGGTGCGCCAACATCCATTGTTGGACTTGAGGCAAGTTTGCGAGGATCTAAATTTCGTGCAATGTTATTAATTTGTGCTTGGCTTGATGCTCTGTCACGGTCACGGAATTGGTTTTCATCTTTTTGTTGTGTAGGCGTAAGCGTGCTTGCATCTACGACCTCATATTGGAAAGGTTGATAATTACCATTGCCAACATCAATCTCATCGTTAGCGCCGCTTACAACGCCATTTCTGAACTCAGGTGCAATGTTAGCGGTAGATTGTAAATTAACTACTGGTGCAACGGCTTGCGGATCATCGTTGGCGTATTCTTTCGCTTTCTCTGCATAATCCTCTAACCAACGGCGCATAGCTTTACCGTCTTTCGGATCAATGCCGTATGATTGAGCAATGTTGCGCACTTCATTAAACGCACGACCGGTCACATAATCTTTTCGAGCTTGTTCATCTGCAAAAATAGTTGGCGTATCAATAAACTCATTCGCACGGGATAAATCATTTTTTCTGAATTGGCCAAGAATTGAATGCAATTCAAGCGCACGTTCTAAATTCGGATCAACTTTGAAAGTGGAGGTTGTTTCTTGTTGTGGTTGTTCTTCATCAAAGAAGTCTGATTCAAATTTTGCTTTCGCTTGTTGCTCTGCAAGTGCCTCTTCTGCTGCTTGTCGTGCTTTAGCGGTTGCGATACCGGCATTGTTGAGTGCTTGTACTCGACTGGCTGATACTAAATCGCCTAATTCTGTTGCGCCATTATTGAGCATATCAACATAGTTTCTTAACTGGCTATCAACTGCCTCATTGCCAGTATTGATATGATTTAAGAGTGTGCGTTTTTGATTGTTAAAAGCGATTCTATCAGTGTGAGTATCAAGTCCACCCATAGCCGAACCAAAGGCAGCACCAAGCACTGCACCATTGATAGCATTATCAGCCATGCCCTCAGTTAAATCTTTATCAGGGTTGTAAAAGTCCTTTTCAGCTTTATTTAATGCGTATTGTTCCGCTACGCCTTGAATAGCCTCAGTGCCACCCTCAACTGCCGCACCTTTTAATAAACCGCCTTTGATTGTTTTAGCTGACGAACCTAAACCCCAGAATCCACCACCAAGACCACTGACTGCATTTGTTGCTAAATCCGTTGCAATAGCTGTTGGATTTAATGCTGCCTCTCTACCGACTTTATCAGCAAAGGATTTTTTAGCCATTGTGTAAATTTCATCGACTGATTTATCTTTTCCATCTTCACTATCGGCAATAGAATAATATTCATCGGAAAACTGCGGAATTTTGGCTAATTGTTCATTAGTCATTTCCATGACTTCATCACGTTTTTGACCGTAACGTCCACCACCTGACATCGCCGACATTGTTGCTGTAATACCGACCATATTCCAGTATTTTTGAGGAATACCACGTTTAGCAGCTTGTTCCACTGCTGTTTTCCCAACTTCTTCAGCAACTTCTTTTTTAAGCAATAATTTACCGGCTTGTTTTGCACCAATCGTTGCGACTTTACCCGCACCAAGCGTTAAAGCAGTATCAAGGTTTTGACCGATTAATGAACCTAAATTACCAGCCCACCAACGCAAATTGCGTACACCTTGCCCCTCGCCATCAAACGCATTTTGATTTAAAGCGGCTTTCATTTCATCTGACATTGTGGCTAGATTTTCATCTGCACCTTTCGCCGCCCAATCACCAACATCATGCAACCAATCTGCACCAGTTAAAGCGCCAATACCATGTGCAATATCACTAACGCCTTTCCATGCGCCCATTTGCACCGCATCAACCGTATCAGCCACAATGCCTTGCTGTTTTTTAGGCTCTTGCGCTGTGAATTCAGTATCGAGGTAAGTGGTTGATGCGCCATTTCCTTTCTTGCTACCTGTATCGCCACTGATAATGCCGATCATTTCTTTGTAGTCTTTATTGGAAAGGTAGAAACTCATATATATTTGCCCTTAAAATTTAGTGATAAAAAAAAGACCGCACTTTTAAAGTTGCGGCCTGTTATTTGTCTAATCCGTAATTACCGGCTGGATTGGCTAGTGGCGTATTCTTCAATCTCACTTCTGTTTTAAATTTCTCTAGATCTATTGCTTGTTTACCTGTTTGAAGTTGTAAGTCAGTTGTGAGTTTTGCTGTGCTTAATTTTTCGTCCAAGTCTAATCGAGCTTGTTGCGATTGTTGTGTCATTTGCACTTCGAGCATTTTGATTTCAAGCTCTTTCTCTTTGATTTGAACTTTCATTTGCTCAATCTGAATTTGACTTTGAATTTTCATTTGCTCTAACTGCATTTCATGCTGTTGTTTTTGCTGCGCAATCTGCATTTGCATTTGAACTTTCAGAATTTCAGGATCTTGCGGTTGCGATGCTTGCGATTCTTGAATTTCCTGTAATCGTTGCTCGTATTCTTCACGAGGGATAAGCATGGTTTGCGTTCCCATGCTCATTGATTGCATCAATGTTTTAGCGCCATCGTACCAGTCAAAGGCATACATTAATTGCGGATGCTGACCGAACTTTTGGAAAATATCGATAATCTGTGCTGTTTGAGTTTCTTTAACCAATAGCGCTGATGTACCACGAGCAACAATCTGCATATCGCCTTTGATATTCGGATCATCGCTCATTGCCATGTTGTATTCATAGAATCGGCGAATTAATGGTTTAGTGACTGCATCATCCCACTCTTTCACTTGTCTGCGGCGTACTGCATTTGCGGCATTCATTAACATAGACATACCGCCTAGCGTTGGCGTAACCTGTCCTTGCTCGCCTTGCGCAATCATAGGCAATCCACTTTCTTCATCCATGAATGATTTAGATAATTGGATAATGTTAGCTAACTCGGCTTGGCGGCTGCCAATATCAAAGATGCCGAAAGCACGTTGAGCCTCAAACTGAGCATTTGCGGTTGCACGGTCATTAGTGCGCCATAGTTTGTATGGTGATAATTCCCAATTTCCGTCCACTGGACTTAATACACTGCTATTCACGACTGCTTGTGGCCCGATACCTAAAACGCCGTTATCAATCATGCCACGCCAAGCAGTATTTAAAATTTCTTGTGCATCACGGCAAAGGTAAGGAATACCAAAGCCAAATACGCAACATACATCAGGCTCGCAAGTGTAGATTGAGTAAGGGTATTCGGCTGAATCTAACGGATTGAGGTTTACGCTTAAAATCTTGCCGTTGCCCGCCATTACGATCACGCCATCAATTTCAAGATTAGCTGCCTTTGATTCCTCATCGGTTGGAATGTTGAGCTTATTGCCCTCGCCTAATTGAGAATTGGCGCTCTCTAATACGCTCAATGGAATACCACCATGATAAGTCCATAGCTCATAGCGATTGTCTTTGCTCTGTGTTTCTAAGCCTGATAACGTTCTCAACGTATCAACATAACCATCCATATCTGAGCTGGCTGTTTTCGTATCTGAGCCGTCTAATTCGCAAAGCTCAAGCACGTTATCTTTCAAGTAGTATGGATTTTTAGCTAAAGCCTGTAATTGTTTTTTCGTAACATAACTGCGCTCAAAGACGAATTGACAATCTTTGATTGTGGATGCGGTCATATCCGGCACAAAATCCCACGGCAATACTAAACGAGCGGCCGGAATTGTTTTGGTGATAATCTCGCCATTCCATTGCCCCATAGCATCTTCTGACCATACTTTTGATTCCACAACATCAACGATAGGCGCACGCAAAATACCTGTACCTAATACAGCGGCATAATGTAAGCATAAGCGAGCCTCAGCAGCGTAATCGCATTCGAGCAACTGATCGTCAATTAGTTTTTCCATTGCCTCTGCACGCTCTTTCGCTTGTTGCATAATCGCACGAGCATTATCAATTTTAGCAGCCATTTGCGGATTGCCGTTATCATTTTGTTTTGCCATATTGGAAATGCTAGGCATAGGCGTTGGCGAGATACTGTAATTCTTGTCATCGCTCGGGAATAACATATCTGTCATTTGAGCCGTCCAAGCATCGGTTTTCGCACGAGTATAACCAACAAACACTTTAGATTTACCCGTTGTTGTTGAGGTTGAGTATTGGTTGCGATATTGATACATATCTTTCACCCAACGTTCGACAACTGGCTGGCGTTGTTTAATTTGCTCTAATAATTTTGCTTTTAGCTCTGATCCGAAATTCGTGATCGCCTCTAATAATGCGGATTGTTCTTCTGCCATTATTTAGTATCCTGTCAATGAACTGATTGCTTGATGTGGTTTAATGTTGATGATCTGTTGTTTGAATAAATCAGGCATAGCGCCTAAACATAAATATTGGTTTGCATCGTGTGGATGCGAATAACGGTTTTTATCCGGCGTTTCTGTGTATTTATCTTCCCCACTGATATTTAACAGACGGTACGAATAGCCTGTTTCATAACCTTTGATAAGTGTTTTACAGTGTGGACTAATAAGCATTGCCGGCTGTCCTTTGCCCACTAAGCGAGATAACCACCAACGAACTGCCTCAAGGCGAGCTGTTGTATTGTTTGAATCTGCTGGGCGAGCATTAAAGCCATTTTCCAATAGAATTTGAAAGCACGTTTTCTCGTTAGTTTGCGCACGTTGCACGCCAGCCGGGTCGCCTATTACTTCAATCTCACAACCGTTGTATTTTGATTTGAGTAGAATTGAAAGTTGATCACGAATGAATCGTTCAATACCCATGCCAGTTGCAACGACTTCATCAGTGATACGCAACTGTCCGATTGGCGCAACCTGACCGATAATTGCGGCTGGCGTTAGACCAAAGTCAAGACCGATAAATGTTGGCCATCCTTTAACTGGTAATAATTTATCTTTTGATACGTGCAATTCTTTGTTGAAGTGATCCATATAAACTGGTTTACCTGTTTGTACTGTTGCGAACTCATTACAGATGCGAGATTTAATCCAGTTGAGCGTTTGACCTTGCAAGCTATCGAACCAGTACCCATAACCTTTCTTATGGTTTTCAACGTTCTCAGCAAGCGGATTAGCCACGAATTTATGCCCTTTATATTCAACGTATAAGCCAGCCTCAATATTGGCTTTAACTTCATCAGATAAAGAGCTATATGGAATGCCTGTAATATCAATTAATGCGCCAGGTTGAGTGAAGAACTCCCATCCTTTAGGCGTTAGACTTTCGCCTGTTTCCTCATCAATGGCGGTTTCAAATTCGTGCCACCAGTGATCGTCATCAGGCGAGTTTGTGTCCATAATCATGCCGTTCCAGGTTGCGCCATCAAATCCCTCTAATACGCTCTTTTTCGGGTAACGCCCTGTACGAGTAACCGCCTCAGTAACAAGCAATACTGGTAAGAATTGAGCCTCGTTTATCCAAATCCCTGTAAGCTCAAGTGACATTAATTTCTTAACATCTTTTGGCTTATCCATAGATAGGAACATAAATTCAGCCTCAACCGCTGTTTCGCCGTCAGGATGATTAATTTTCATCAGTCCTGAGATTGGACTGTCATATTTAATCGGGCAAATGCTATCAGGAATCCAGTCTTGGAATGTTTTGATCACTGTACCCTTTAATTCAGGGTAAGTATTACGCACGCAAGCCCAACGAGTACGGCGAACGCCATCAGAATTAGGCTCTTGGTTTAAGCAAATACGGAACATTTCCATTACGCATCCGACTGATTTACCACTACCAATCGGGCCACGAATTGCCTTTACTAATGCGTTTGATTTATGTACTCGGCGAAAGGTTGGCGAGGCGATATAATTAATCTTCATTATCGCCGCCTGTAAAATCCATTGTGTATTCCACTTTGTGTTTGCTTGCTGCTCTTGCGCCTAACTCTTGTGCGAGCTTATCGGCTTTAAGCAAGGTTTCTTTCGTCTGAGCTTTTCTTAATTCGATTGTTTCAAGCACTAAATCAATATCGTTATTTGTGCGGCTTAAACTCTCGATTCGTGCAACCGCTCTATCTAATGCGTTCTGAGCGGCATTAATTAGCTTATAGGTAACTTCTTTGTCGTCTGCTGTTGTGCATCGCTTTAAGTCATCAGTGAACTTTTCAAGATTTTCGATTGATGCAATGGCACGTTGGCGCATTAAATCAATCTCGTCTTTAAGGCTAAAATCAACCACAACATCAAAGGCTGATTTATCTTTAAAGTAACGAGCGTAACCGCCATGCTTTATTCTTCTTTGAGATTGTAATTCAGAAGAGAATCTAGACGGTTTCGCAGTTGGTTTCGCAGTTTCATTCGCAATTTCGCAATTAATTTCGCAGTTTTCCTCTAAATCTTCTTTAGATTCAACAACTTCCAATTCAGCAATTTTATTCGCATTGTTTTTAACGGATTTCTTAATTGCTTTTACTTCTCGATTGTCACCCTTTTGGATTTCATCTAACTGTGCGAATGCTGTTTCAGGCTTTTTGATATAGCGTTTAGCTGTGGCAAAGTTTAGTCCTTTCTTTCTGCACCATTCCATTACAGATACGCCAGTCTTGGCATACGACTTGATGTATTCTATTTGAAGTGCGTTCCAATTCTTTCTTGCCATAAACGATATATAAAAAAGCCCGCAATCAAGCGGGCATATTATTGATTTAAAATTTAACAATTAGAGGGTTACTATTAGATTCCCATCCCATCCCTCATCATGGATGGCAATAAAACCATTCCAACCCTCACCATAATCATTCTTATTCATATTTACTCCCTATTTACTTAATTTCTCAGTTTGCCATTCCCGAATCTTGTCGATGCGGTTTAAGCACATATCACGCTCACGTTTTAGAATTACCGCGTACTTTGTTACATCGCCATAAGTATCACCCGCAAAGACCGTCTTATCTAAATGAGCGGTAAATGCGGCAGGTAATTGAGAACAACTCATGACAACAGGTTTACTGGCGCAAGAACTCAATAACATTGCTAGGAGCGCTAGTGTTAAAAGCACTGCTGGTTTTAACTTGTTTCGGTATTGATTTGATAACTGCATCTGATTTACTCCTTGAATCTGATTCAACCTGACTTAACTCAAATGTGAGCTGTCTATTTCGCTCCGCATCTTCTTCTAATTGAATGATCGTTTGACTTTGTGCGGCGATTGTTTCTTGGTGCGTTTTAATCTTTACATTAAGCCCATCAATAGTTGCTGACTGATGATGAATCCATCCACACAATGCAAGAATTACAAACGCAGAAACAACGGAGCACACCAATAAAATCTTTGTGAATCCGTTACTGATATATTGCCCGATACCAATCATGTTAAACCCCCATAATAAATAGCGGTGCGGTTTAGGCTCTTTTGCTTACGCTTTCGCCATCTGATTTAATAGCTCCCATAACCGCACCAGCTAACCTTTACTTATGCAAATCAGATAAACATAATGCCTTTTCTTTTTCTCTACGTGAAACTAAGCCTGGTAAAACTTTTCCACCAGCTTTATTCCATCTTGGATATTCATTACAAGCTAACTCATACTTGCCTGAATTAAGGTATTTAAATAAGGTTGATTTTCGAACTGCACCACAACCAACGTTAAAAGTAATAGATACTGCAGAATCAAATACAGACTGTGGCAACGCTCGACCGTTCCCATAAGCTAATACGCATTCCTCAGCCACTTTAATGTCATTCTTCCAACGTTCTGCAATTTCTAAGTCTGTATAACGATGTTTAGGATCTATTGGCAATCCACTGTATTCGGTTGATCCAATACCAACGGTTAATACATCAGCAGGGCATTTATAAGGATCACGTCTGCAACCTTCAGCATTGCCAATAATCTCTGCTCCAGCCGGACTAAGCATTAACTCATCGCCATAAGCGCTATACATTGTCAAGATAATAGCTGACACTCCGCAAACACTTCCTGCAAGCCCTAATCCAGTTCTAGTCTTTGCTAACTTCATCTCTAAGCCCTCTTTTTAAAGCTTGAACCTTTAAGGCGTGTAATTCCTCTTCTCGTTCCTCTGCTCGTTTAGCCACTCTATTTTCATAGAATTTTGAATAAGCATTAACCAATGCCGTAACAATGCCTATCAACAAACTCAAAATCATTAAATTGTTTTGATCGCCAAGCCAAGCAAGAACACCGGAAAAACTCGACCAGAAATAAGTTTGATTCCCTGCGTCTTTAAACATTTTCATACTCCACCTCGCTTATTGCGGGGCAATAAAAAAGCCCACGCATTAACGTGAGCTTGTGATATGGCAAAGGCGCAAGGAATCGAACCTTAATTAACGGTTTTGGAGACCGCTGTCTTACCATTAGACTACGCCCTTATAATTGGATAATAAAAAACCGAGATGTATAAAATACACCTCGGTCATTTTTACGAATAATACTGCAAAACTTTTGAAAAGTCAATGAATCTATATATATTACAAGCGTTTATCGCCTAGTATTTATCGTTGGAATCATCAAATATATTCCAACTATTTCCCCTGTTATCACGACCTCGATATATATCATCGCCTATACGGTGAGTTGTTGCTCTGTAACCGCCTGATCCACTTGTGATATAGGTATCGCCAATTCTGTGTGTAGTGCTTGAAAATCCGTTAGAATCACGACAAATAACAGTGTCGCCTATATCATTGCAAGTGGTATAATTCGCCATCGCAACGGATGATGTTAATGTTAAAGCAATTAATAGCAATTTTTTCATATTACTTCCTTAGATAATAATTAGTCAGCCATATAAACCAACTCTTTGCACTCCATTTTAAAAATCTACTCTAATGGCTTTCGGGTCAAACTAATGATAAAAATTTCTTTAATTTATCCACTCCCCCCCCTTAATTAGACTTTGTACAAATAACCTTACCCAAATGACCCAAACCATCTTGCCACATCCCTAATTTTGAATCTTTAATAGTTCCAAATGATTCCTCCCAATAGTATGAATCTTTCATTGGCGTTGTTATAGCCTCAACAATTGCCCTTGATTTCTTATTCACACAATCAACCTCCCATATATCATAACGAACAATTTCCTTATCTTCTGGGCAATCGGGATGTTTATCTGTGCATCGTTCGTGTAAGATGGAGGAAAATGATTTAATTGTATTTCCTGTTACTGAATTTAGATCATATTTAGCAGTACCAGCATCTACTTCATAAGCTATCCAATCACCACAGAAAAAATTAAATGCCATTCCAGCTACGCTAGCTGCTGATTCAATACTAAACCAGTTTTCATCATTAAAAGATTTTCTATTTACTACTTTAGTATTTTTTTCATCAATAATATCTAAAATTTTAGCTCGCCCACTTTTACAATTTACTTCTAAACGAGTTTTATCTACACAATATTTATCTTTCTTTCCGCATTTAATTTTATCTCTTAAAATCCAGCCTATTTTGTTATCATCTTTAGTGATAAAATTCTCGTCAATCTTTATCTTATATAATACTCCTTCATATAATGATTCACTAATCAGAATAAAATTTGATTCTTGTAACCTAGCAAAAGAATGTATTGGTAAAACTAAAAAAAAGGCTAACAAAAAGATTCTTTTCATAAAAACTCCCATAGTTATTTTTTTAATTATGAGAGCTTTATTATTTTTCATCTGTGATCTAATTCACAAATTCAAAAATTAATCAGAAATTTCTTTATTTAATTTCTGCTTAATCACATTCTCAGCGCAGCTCATTTCTTCATAACAATGGCGCTCAAAGGAAACAACAAGCGCATTTAGATAGCGCTTAAAGTAAGCCTCTGTGCAATCTAAAGACTTCATCAAGTGATAAATATTGGCTTTTAATTGACCTTTACCGTTACATTCCGGGCATTCGTGCTTTTGCACTCTACCAATTTCACCTGTTCCACGACAACGAGGGCAAGTGTTGGATTTACGCAAATCGTTTAATTCTCTAATTCTCAACTGACGAGCCTCAACGCTATTAGCGGATAATCCATTTTCTTCAGCCATTTTATTTGCTCTATCTAAGGCTGATAAATGCGCATATTGTGAGCGCAAATAACGTTTTCTTAATGCTTTAATATGTTTTAACTGGCTAGGCAATGGAAGATCGCAAACTATATCCACAACGTATTTTAAAGCCTCAGTAGAATGCTCTGGATGGCCAAACTCTTCACACCACGCATCAACATAACTATCAACAAATTCTCTTGAGGATTTTTCTTGGCGGTATTTGCTCATAAGAAGATGATACCCTAGCATGTGTTTATTTTCGGCCTGAGCAAAGGCGCAAATAATTTGCTCTTTATAAAGTAATGCCACGCCGCCTCTTCCGGCTGTTTCAATACTAACGCATTTTGGATCATGCAATCTAACTAACAATTCAACTGATTTACTCATTTTCAAGCCCTCTAATTTTAACCACTACCATTCCGCCTTTTTTAATTCCGCAATTTTTGCTGCGAAAATCTTTTATCACTTTGTTGTTGTCGTCTTGTATTAATCCTGAGGCGACTAAACTATCGAAAAGCCCTTTGTTTATATTATCTGGATCACGGTTGCGGTTATCGGGATAGTACACATCAAGGCAAATCGCCACTGAGCCTGTAAATGGATCAAATTTTTGTAAAATTTTCAAAGCATCCGTTTTGAATCTTCTGCCGGCCTCGCTGATATAATGCCGTCCGTTTCGTGTATGCCGCCAATAATGATTTACAGATGGCGGATAAGGCAATGCGATCTCTAACCAGTCAGACATATTTTCCCCTCTCTCAATAAAATGCCAATCGTTCTAAATACTCCCTCTGCGTGCATCAACCTTAACTCTTCTCTTGAATAATTTGTTCTAACTCGACCGTCTATTGCGTTATGACAAGCTACACAACAATAAGCACCGTAAATATCGTGCGGCTTACTTCCAATGCCTCTAAGCCAAGAGCTTGTATAGTGCGCCAGTACAACCGTTTCTGATTCGCCAGTGCAAATTCCAGGTATTCTTACTTGGCACTCTCGCCCTTTCGCCTCTTTTCGTAAATTAGCCATTTTATTTTCCTCTTGAATACACTGCTCTTTTGTTAAATCGCTCTACTGGATAAGATGTTTTCGGCATGGTTGTTTCAAAATGTTCTTTAGCCATCATTGCTAATACCGATGTTACTGCCGCCGCTATAATACTTTTACCGTGATCAACATGACCTATTATTTCAGTATTAACTACTGGCTTAGTACGTTCTAATTTTTCCTTATCACTCATCGTCCGCACCATCAATAAAACGCATAATCACAACCACAACCACAAATAAAACTACTGCTAAGGCTACATCTTCTCTCATACCAATCACCAGAAAAACGCATATAATTGATTTAAAATGTTTTCATCTTTTGTATCGTTGAAAACGTACTTTATGGCGGCGTTAATCACCGCACTTAAACATTCGCCACGCTCTATATCGTCCATTTCATCCCATTTAAGACTTTGTGCCTCTTTGTGTATTTCCCCTGTGTCAAAATTTATAAACTCATCAAAAAAACCGGCTAATATAGTTAAACGCTTTCTAAAATGATTGAATTGTTTGGCCTCGTCTGCGCACTCTACTTCTGAGTTTTCTGAAGAATAATGCTCAAAACAAAATTTGAAGAAAGCAAACAATTTCCGATGCAACTTTGGATTGTTTGTCTTTTTAAATTCCATCTCATAAAGTCCACCATTCTCGAATCGTTTTAACTTTTCTAAGTACATTTCATCGGCGGGGCAAAATACCCCACCGGCGTTTTTAATCATTTGGATTTTCATCATACCCACCGACTTTTTTAATAAAATCAAGGCTAACTGAACGTGTGACAAAATCTTCCATTGTCGGGTCAAACACTACAACCATTTGCCCTTTTGAGTTGCCTTTGATTTCCTTGCTGGTTATAGGATGAATAAATGCAATTCGACCGCCTGTAATATCAATTACCTCATTCGCCACGTTGTGAATATGTTTTTGATACCACTGCGTTGATTTATCGTTATTGAGCAGCATAACAACGGTATGCCCTGAATCTCTTAACTCTTTAGCTCTAACAATAAACGGAGTTACATTTGAATAAGGCGGGTTGACATATATTGCAGCCTTTCCAAATGCGATTGATTCAAGCTGGTTGATATTGAAGTCTAAAAAATCCTCAAAAATGCCACCTTTCCCAATGTAGAAAGTGGATAAATTGTTTTCATAGTTAGCGCATCCATCAACAACAAAGCTAAAACGAGAATCTAGCCAATTAAAAAAATATTCAGGCGTGCGCCATGTGTCTTTATCAAATTTTTGTTCTGTCATTTACGCAATCCCCATAATCTCTTTAATCTTTGCTACACCGCTTTTTGATACTTCTGGCGGAATAACTCTAGGCTTTTGCTCCAGTAACTCTGGAATTTCCGGAAACTCAAAGCCTGTTTTCACTTTTTCAGCTACTTCAACAAGGATTTTCGGCATAGCCTTTTGGCAATCTTCCCATTTCTTTTTGCCATAACTGTCATAAATGGTTTTAAGCAGGTAATATTCAGCCTTTGAGCGGAATTTGAAGTTGTGAGGCTCTTTTGCGTAACCAAAATATTTTTGAAGTCTAGTCTCTAACTCTTCTTGTGTTGGCAATCCTAATTCGTGGTTGTCGTAGTTGTTACACCAAGAAATAAATTCGCCTACGCTTGGCAAATATCCGTTTGTTTTCGCTCTTGCCGCAGCCATTCCACGCTTAACTTGATCAAACGTTTTAACCCCGTTTTCAGCAAACCCAAGAATCCATTGCTGTTTAAGAATTTTTAATTGCTCTGGTTGAACAGATAACAGTGTCGGGCAAGATGCAATAAGTTGTTCAAACACTCTATCAATCAATCTTTCCGCAGTAACTGGTGCGTGTTGAGTTACTTTTTCGTTTAATCTTGAGATTTGATTCATTAAAAAACTCCTTCCCAATCTTCTTCACGATTCCACGGCTGCGCATTCTTTTCGGTAAATGTCATTTTTTGCGGTTGTCGATGGATGACTCCACCACCTCGCCAATCCCATTCTGATTTAAATCCACGCCAATTACGCTCGATGGATATTGTGATTGCCTCGGCAAGAGGTATTCCAGCTTTGTCCGCCTCACGCTGAAAGCCTTTCAGCGCTGTTCCGGTAATTGGTGCTTTACAGGCCTTGCGATGGATCATGAAGTCATCAGCAAGTTGCCCAGTGATTCCAAAATCAGCAAGCAAATCCAAAACGCTTTTTTTGGTATTTTTTTTATTATTATTTTGTATAGTGTTTTTATTGTTATTTTGTGTGTGAACTTTTTTCACCAGATCTGATGAACTTTTTTCACCAGTTTGTGAAAAATTTTCACCAGTTTTATCTGATGAACTTTTTTCACCAGTTTGTGAAATATCAAATGCTTTCACTGAATAAGTATTTAATTTGCGCTCACCACCTGAACGCTCAAGTAATCCCATTTCAACAAGTGATTCGCAAGCAGTTATAACCGAACGATTACTAAGCCCCGTCACTTCCATGAATTGACTAACTGAAATACTGTCTGATTCTTTATTCCAGCCTTTTGTTTTGCGAACCACAAATAAGTAACATTTAAGCTCTGCGCAAGTGAGTTTTGCTAGCAACTCATCAATAACAGAATTGGGAATTTGAAACGCATTAGGAATAAATTTACTCATCACGCCTCCAACCAATACTGTGCCACACGTTTTCCGCTTGGCACGGTAATCATTTTGCTGATGATGTTGTGACCACGCTTTTTAAGGTCATAGATACGAGCGCCAAGACGTAAGCAGTTAAAACGCTTTTCTGCGTCTAAGTGCGTTAATCTTTCTCCGTTTTTGAGTGCCTTTAAAATCTGTGCGGATTGTGTTTGACTTGTCGTCTCGTTTTGATTAATATTTTCCATGTTAATTTTTTCCCAAATTGCCACGGTTGCCGCCGTGGTTTTTTATTGCCCCATTTCTTCAATCGCTTTCTTTGCTAAAGTGATTAAAGCCTTGTGTTCATCTTGCGGAATAACGCAAGACTCCCCTTTTACGTGTACGCTTAACCCAATTTCATCGAGATAAGCACACACCATTTCGAGATAGTTAGTTTGGAATCTGCCAAGGTTACTTGGATCAATCCCAATCTTTTCTGCTATCTCCCTATTCGTCTTTTCGGACGATTTCTTGTAGATTAAATCTGCAATCTTCATTGCGTCTTTGCTTAATTCATTGCGTGCCATTGCGCTTACCTATTGATAAATTAAATTCATGCGCTAAGCGCAGAACCCGACTTAATGGGATTACTAAAGTTTCTAATCTCTCCCGCAGAAATACCGTTTCCCAAGGCTTGAGATAGAATCTCTGAATATCTGGTCTCACCTGTATATTCAGTTCTTGGTAGAGAATTTGATGCGCGCCATTTGTAAACTGCACGCACAGAAATACCGCATAAATCTGCTACTTTAGCCGCACCCAAAGAGTCAATAATGTGTTTTAAGCTTTTCATATACAACCTCTTTAAATGAACTTAAAGTACATTATAAAGAAGAACTGAAAGTACTTCAAGTTTTATTTATAATTGAACCAAAGGTTCAAGGGTGGAAAAATGATTACTGAAGAAAAAATTAAACAGGACTTTGCCGCACGGCTAGACATTGCATGTAAGAGAAAGAACTTGCCAGAAAAAGGCAGGGGGAAAATCATTGCAGATATACTGAAAATAACGCCAAAGGCAGTGAGCAAATGGTTCAATGCAGAGACACTGCCAACTCAAGCAAATATTTATGTATTGTCTGATTTTTTAGGTGTAACAAAAGAATGGCTAACTTATGGCGATAAGAATGCCTCTATTGAGAAAATCGAAAAACAGAAAGCCTACCCTTTATTAAGTGCAGTCCAAGCTGGACTATGGACGGATATTAGCTCTCTTGAGGGTTTTGACGGCTACGAGATGATCCCAAGCACAGTGATAGCCTCTGAAAATTCGTTTTATTTACGAATTGAAGGAAAATCTATGCTCCCTCGTTTTAATGAGGGCGATTTAGTTTTAATCGATCCTGACATTTTGCCTACTCCTGGGAAATTCGTGGCAGCAATCAATGGCGACAACGAGGCAACGTTTAAGCAATACAAAGAGCTTGGCACGAGAACACCAGAAGGCATACCGCACTTTGAGCTTGTTCCGCTCAATCCGATGTTTCCAACATTAAGCTCGCTCAACCAAGAAATCCGCATTATTGGCGTGGCAAGAGAACGTGTAGAAACGTTATAGCGTGGCGTGCAATATGGGCTTAATGGGTTGTAAGTAAATATATTTTTATATGATATTAGAGGTAAGAAATGAATAAACAAGTTAAATTGCGCGCTTTTAGTATTTCTCAAGATAAATTTAGTGGCACAGTTACAGTCTCTGACTTGCTAAAAGAAGTTTTGGCTAATTCAAAATCAAGCAATGAGCGAAGAATGCGTTTAAGTGAAGATGATCCAAAGAAAGAAGAAGATTTAATTTCACATTTTAATATCGAAAAAGATAATTTTATTTTTGCGACAATGCTTCGTATTGCGCCAGGGGATAATGTTCAACATATTGATGAAGCCTTATTTAATAAAGCCAACTTCTCCATTAGTGACCTACTTAATGCAAAATTGAATACCAGTGCCATTTATAAAGATCATTATTATTTTGCCCTTTCAAATAATTTCCTCGTAACAAATTTGAACAGCAGAACAACCATAACAAGGCTACAAACTTATTTAAATTGGCTGTTAAAAGAATTGATTGATTTATCTCCCGTTATAGAAATTAAAGAAGAGTATGACTTGGCAAGTATTAAATCATTTGTTATTCAAGATCCGCAAATAAAGAATAAAAGCCACATAGACGAAACGCAGTCTGATAACTCAGCGATACTCTCTCGCCTTAAAGATTTGGCTTTTGATCAAGTGAAAGCCTTGTTCAAAGATGCAACTGATTTGCAAGATGTTGATTTAAGTCAGATTGTGTCGGCAAAACTACTAATTCAACTAAAAAATCCAACAAAAAAATCACCAGAAGAAGTTAAAAAAGCATTTAGTGCAGTCTTGAAACCAGTGTCTGATTTAGATAATATTTCATTTAAGACTAGACGCGGGGCATCCGTCACCGGTAGTCAATTAGAAAAGTCTAAGATGGTTGAAGTTGATACTACCGAAACCGGTAAGCTCAACGAGCAAACATTATTACAACAAATGGAAATATTTATAAAAGACCTTGAAAACGAACAAAAATAAAATAGTAATGCTAACAATCAGCATTCTATTAACCGTCTTTATATCATCATTATTCTTTCCTGAATATAATGATGAAAAGATGGGAAATTTAGTTAATACAATTTATACCATATCTGGAATTATGTTTTCCATTGGCATGGGGGTTATTTGCACCTTTAATCCAAGTGGGATAAAGAATGAGAATGTATATTCCATCATTGAAAATAATATATTTAAAGTAAGAAGTTCATTTTTATTCTATTTTGCTTTATCTACCATTCTGGTTATAACACAAACTATTTTTCATCGGATCGCGGTAGATTTTGACTTTATTGATATTACTATTATTTTAGACGCTAAAATATTTACACTCGTTATGTCGATAATTGCCATCATTTACTATATTATTAATTTCCAAGCCATACAAAAGCTCAATTTAGATATCGCCAAAAGAATAATACAAGAAGAAAAGCTAACTCAAACCATGCACTGACGCTACTTCATCCGATGTTACCGACATCAATATAGGAGACATATCAATCGCAATAAACCGCCTCACCGGCGGTTTTTTTATTAACATTTAAACTCCGCAATCAACTCCTCTAGCACAACCCTCTCCTGCTCATTAGCGCGCACAATCTTCAACTCTTCATCTACGCGCGACACTATCTCATTAACCCCTAAACTATTGATGCCTTCGCAATTCAGCGAGATTAGCCATTTTTTAAATTCTTCTTTCATAATTCGCCCTCCTTATCGGCAGATCCATAATAAACCAACATCAATTTAAACCAATTATCGCTACCAAAATTTGCGATCAGCATCGCAAAAATCTCAAAAACACACCACAAAACACAAACTTTATTTTTTAACTGATTAAAAAACAAGCAATCAAACACATTTTTTGAAAATTTATTTATTTGAAAATCAATCCGTTATGAACGGGTAGTACATTTTATTTAAAATATGTACTTTTTGTTCTTGACTGTAATGAACTTAAAGTACATAATACACTCATCAAAACGAGATACACATAAACAAGTATCTCAGCGCTCTTTAAAAATTTATCTTACAGAATCACAGTGCGTAACGGTGCTAGGCGGTCGTTAGATTGAAAGCCCTAACCTACTTAGCAACACTGTGTTTTGAATATCTGTCTAAGTGGAAGCCAGTGAAAAACGGTGCAGTTGCCGAAAGTGGAAACAGACAGGTAAACCGAACCACAACTTTTGATCTGTTTTCAAGTTGGTTAAAAATGGGAAAGCGACAGACAGCAAACGTTAGCTAAAGGCGTGACATATCGGAGAGACGGTAAACTATATGCCAGGGTTGCCAATAGAGGTCAAGGAGCGGGGCTTATAACTTCGTAAGGCAAACACCAGATAAGTGTTGCAATGTGGGTTCGAATCCCACCCCTGGCACCATTTCAAAGCGTACTCAGCAGAGAGTGAATCCAAGCGCGCAGAAACACAAATGCAAGACAGAATGCGCTTTGAAATGGCAAACATAAAACAAATGAGGTTAGAAATGGAAGAAAAACAAGAAAACAGCCTATCTGAAAGAGATAAAGATCAAATCAAATGGGCTGTATTAAGAGCGGTTGAAAACGGTTGTTTAGAACCTGCATTAATTGCTGATAGATGTTGTTTCGCATTTGAGCGGATTAATCGTTACGGCAAAAATACTGGTTCTGGGAGTTGCGGAGCTATTTCCACCACTGCTCCTGAATAAACTGCCGCACTTCGGCAGATAATCCTCGCCAAGAAGCATCGCTCATATCAGCAACAAAAATTGAATCGTTGAAGTCAGTTACTTTGCTTAGGAGATCTAAAACTTCATCTGTTGAATAAGAGGTATGAAGATACCAAACGGATTGTTGGACTTTAGCCCATGCGCCTAGCGTTTTAATTTTTTCAATGAGCGCATCGTAATTCTGGCCAGACTTATTTAAATCATAAGTAACTAAGAGATTATTTTTCATAATTTATCCTTATTTGTGTTGTGGTTAGCGAAATTATATTCCTTATGTGTTGTGGTGACAATAAGGAGCTTGAGCCTTACAAGCATAAAGAAAGGTATTTAATGGCTCTTTGTTTGGTCGGTTGTGGAAACTGACACGGTACAAAAACACGGTAGCGTTATGAAAAATAACACAGGGTTCGAATCCCAAAAGAGCCTCCAGCTAAAGCCGTTCTCAAAATGCGAATGGAATCGCCCAATCTTCTTGAAAGTTGAATGGAATCGAGAGCGGCTCTAGCTGGAAACAGCATACCTTAGTTTAAAAACACTTACTTTAAAATTGGTTAGACCCCTAGTCGCTTACACTTTGGCACTAGGGGATTTTTTTAACCAATATTCCTAACCATACGAGGTGAAACTATGAACAAGTTAATCAATTTTTTTAAAACAACTGCTTACGTTATTGCAACTATCCTTTCAATCTGCCTAGTTGCTATGACAATGCTAGCTGCTCTAGCAGCACAAGCAAGCGAGCCGACAGCATTAGAGCGTGAACAAGCAAGAATTCAATGGATTGCCGAACACGGGCAATATCAACCAAATTTAACCGAGCAAGCTAAACAAGAGGCTATGGCATACACAAACATCAAGCAAAAGGAATTAGATTATGAGAAAGGCAAAAGTAGAAATTAAGGTTGAGCCTTATCCGAAAGGTGGATGGTATGTTGTTGAAAGAGTAAACGGCAAAGAATGGTGGCGCTCTTCTAATTATCAATCAATAGAACTTGCTGAAGTGCGAATGACAGAGCGTAAAGAGCTAAAAGCCAACATAGCTAAATCTCTCGATAATAAACTCGCTAAGCGATTAAAACCAAGAAACGGACTAGCTACTAAGCCAACATTAGTTAAGCGTATTTCAAAGGCTAAGATGCGTTACTTAAAACGCTTTGATGAGTACAACGAAATGCGTAATCAACAGCCTGAATCTGAGCGTCAAACTGAATTTCAACTTACTGAGATTCATCGTCTTTTTGGCGTACACGCAACCACAATCGAGCGAGCGATTTATTATCGCCAAATCAAGCCTCGAGGCAAAAAATTAATCAGAGGTCATTGGGTGAGAACATTTAAATACGAGGATTTATGCTCTTACTTTGACATATTGAGAGGTATTACAAATGGAAACGATGCAGCGACAATGGGAAATGGCTAGTTTTACCGCTTATGACAAGGCGCAAGAACAATACGATGCCTATGAGCGTGCAGTAGAAAATGAAATTAGCGATATAGAAAGAGAAATAAAAAGTGGAGATAGCCAAACCTTATGCGAGTTTTCTGAGCTTATGGAGGAAAACGAAAATACTTGGCTAGATATTTTCTTGTGTGATCAAGTATCGCTCAAAAACTTGAGAGATAAGGCAGTAAAAAAACTTGCTGAAAATCGCATAGCGCAAAACGAAGAAGATTATAAACGTGGTTATATTTAAATTTAAGGTAAATAAAAATGACAGAAAAATTTGAGTTGATCCTATCAACAGAAAGCAAAGTTTTAACAACCAATATTGCAGACTTTGAGAAACAAGCGAATGAGTTTATCTCTACCCTAACAAGCAATTTTGAAACCGATGATGACTTCTTGGCAGCTAAAGAAGAAGTAAAAATCCTTAAAGAATTAGAGGATAAAACAAGATTGGCTATCAAAAATGCCGTTGGCGGTGATATTAAAAAACTCGTTGAAACAGCCGAAAGCATTGCCGAGCGTTTTAGACAAGAGCGATTGGCACGAGATAAGTTAGTCAAAATTAAAGAATCTGAAATTAAAGCTAAGATCGTAGAAGATGCGGTTGCAGAAATCTCAGATATTCGCCACAAACTAGCGAAAACAAGCGATGTATCACTTGCGCTAGAAGAGAACATTCCGAAACACAAGATCGTAAGCCGAATTGAAGAAAGTACAAAACGCAAAAGCTCAATTTCAGGCTTAACGAAAGCCGTAAATGCTGAGAAAACCCTAATCATTAGCGAGATCACTATTGAAGTCACTCGCTTAACTGAACGCCTTGAACAACTAACCTCTAAATCAAGCTATCTATTCCCTGATGCAATCAAGTTAATTGCAAGTGAAGAAGATTTAGCACCAATCATCAAACAACGAATTGATGATGAGCAAAAGCGTGAATCTGAAATCAAGGCTAAGGCGCAAGAAGAGGCAAAAGTAAAAGCTGAAACGCAAGCCGTCCAATCTTCTTGCAAAGAAAAAAACATGGGAAGTGAAACGTTAAAAGCACAAGAATTGTCGCCTGGTGATGCCATTGAGCATTTTGAAGTCAGAATCGCATTCTCAGGAACGTTGAACGATGCCGTATCATTCGCTCGCAAAATTAAAGAGCAATACGGTGACAATGTAACACTCAAGAAAGTTAATTAAAGGAACAACAAAATGAATACATTACCGGCGAATATTCAAACAGCCCTAACCGAACGCAATATTGATACCGCAGTTTGGACAACTTTGCAAAATAGCGTTTTTCCTGGTGCAAAGGATGAAAGTATTTTGCTTGCCGTAGATTATTGCAAGGCTCGTAAGTTAGATATTCTTAAAAAGCCTTGTCATATCGTGCCAATGTCAGTGACAGATGCAAAAACAGGCAATAAAAACTGGCGTGATGTGATTATGCCAGGTATTTACGAGCAGCGCATTACAGCATTTCGCACTGGTCAAATGGCCGGGCAAGATGAGCCAGTTTTTGGTGATACGATTACATTCAGAGGCATAGAGGCTCCTGAATGGTGCAGAGTTACCGTTTATCGATTTATTAATAATGAACGATGCGCATTTTCCCACACGGAATATTTTTCTGAGGCTTGCGCAACAACAAAAGATGGCAAGCCTAATTCTATGTGGAGCAAGCGCCCTAGAGGCCAATTAGCGAAATGCGCTGAGGCTGGCGCATTGCGTAAAGCATTCCCCGATGAATTAGGTGGCGTAATTACTGCTGATGAAGTAAATGAAGAGCCTATCAATCAGCATAGTGCTGCAACGCCTGATAACGGAACAACGGTGATTGACACTCAATCGGTAGAATTAATCACTCCCGAACAGCTTGAGCAGATGAAATCTCTAATCGATGTTACAAAATCAAATGAGCATAGCTTACTAGCTTATGCGGGTAACGTTGAATCGCTTGAAAAAATCACAAAAAGCAAAGCTGAAGAAGTTATCGGGATGTTGCTTAATAAACTAAACAAGCAACAAGTCCAAGATGAACGCAATGATGAGGATATTCCCTTATGATAGACGGACTAATAACACTTGATTGCGAGCAAGGAACAGAAGAATGGTTAAAAGCCCGTTTAGGTATCCCTACCGCAACGGGCTTTGAAAACATTGTGACGCCAACAGGTAAAAAATCAAGCTCGCAAATCAAATATATGTCTGAGTTGATTGAAGAAAGCATCCTTGGTTTACAAGATAGCGGATATAAATCAGCTTTTATGGAGCGAGGCAATCAGCTTGAGCCACTTGCCCGCTCTGCTTATGAATTTCTCACAGGAAACGCCGTCAAGCAAGTTGGCGGCGTATATCTAAACGAGAAAAAAGAATTGTTGGTTAGTCCTGATGGATTGATCCCTGAACTCAAAAAAGGGCTTGAGATTAAATGCCCGAAAATGAGTACGCATATTCAATACATCATCAACGGAGGCGTGCCGTCTGAATATATTATCCAGGTGCAAGCAAATTTATGGGTGACAGGATATAAAACATGGGATTTTGTGAGTTATTGCCCTGAATATCAAAAACAACCGTTTTATCTTTTTACGGTTGAACGAGATGAAAAATTAATGGCAGCGTTTGACAAAGAAATACCCGCATTTATCAAAACATTAAAAGCATATAAATCTATGGAGTAAATATGGCTGGAATTAATAAAGTAATTATCGTTGGCTTTTTAGGAAATGATCCTGATGTGCGCACAATGCCTAATGGTGAATTAGTGGTAAATATCAGCGTTGCAACAAGTGAAAGCTGGACGGATAAAAACTCAGGCGAGAAAAAAGAAGTGACCGAATGGCATCGCATTGTTATTTATCGAAAACTGGCTGAGATCGCTGCTCAATATCTACATAAAGGATCGCAAGTGTATGTTGAGGGAAGATTAAAAACTCGTAAATGGCAAGACAATAACGGTCAAGATCGTTACTCCACTGAAATCCAATGCGATAACTTTCAAATGCTAGGCGGTAGAAACCAAGATGCCGCACAAAATCAACCGTCTAAACAGCAAGATAAACAACAAAAAGCACAATCTAAACCTCAACAATCTGAGCCGCCAGTGGATGCTTTTGATGACAATATTCCATTTTAGCTGAGGTGCATTATGGGTGCAAAGATAGATTTAACCGATGCAGATAGCAGAGATGAAATGAGTATTGATGTTGATGATATTCATAGCATAACTCCACAAAATAAAGGAGCGTATATCGTCCTTAAAACTGGCAAGAGCTTTCTTGCAATGGAAAGTCAAAGTCGAATTTTAAAAATGATTGCAAGCACTAAATAACTACTTTTTAGGAGGTAAAATGGATAACGAGAATATAGAGCAACAACTAAGAGAGCTTTACAAACAAGAGCAAGCTCTCTACTTAGAGATTGAGCGTGTTCGTGAACAAATTAGAGAAATAATCAACTACACTAACAAAAATAAGGCCGCTAGATAGTGGCCTTTAAGTTTATAAGGATGAGTAAAAATGAAGTTAAGCAAGCAAGTTAAAGAAGTGATTTATTTTAAAATTGTGAATACTTTAAACATAAAAAAAGCAAGACAGTTTGCAGAAGAATTGCAAGTAGATATTGATAAGGAGCAAGATCAAAAATTTGTCAAATTCTACAAAGGGGTTTTAAAGCAAATGCAAGGACAGAGATTAACTTTTGCCTCACACGTAGGATGTAGATTGCAAAATCACATGTACGACCTTTTTGTCGATGCTGATTTTTACAATAGCGATAGATTTAAGGAGTTAGTATCTAAAGCGCAGCAGGAGCTACACAAAATAGAAAGCGATTTAAAACAACTCAAGGAAACAATTTTATCAGTCGATACTGACAAAACATTCTTAACAATGTTTCCTCAATGGGAAAAACAACTATTAGATAGCTTGCCAAAAAATAAAATTAAACTACCGGCAACCGTAGCCGATGTTTCTTATCTAGACAAGTACAAAAAACAAGGAGAGTGACTATGTATTGGTTTAAAAATGCGATCATTTATCGCCTAACAAAGAATATTGACTTCGGTGAAATCGAATCAAAACTAAAAGAATGCCAGTTTACACCATGCGAACCGTCTGGGATTAGCCGATTCGGTTGGACTGCACCGTTAGAAACAGATGGCGATTTAGCCTATTTTGCAGATAACAAAGTTTTACTAATGGCTAAACGTGAAGAAAAGATTTTGCCGGTAGATGTGATCAACCGAGAACTAAATATCAGAATTGCGGCACTTGAAGAAAAAGAACAGCGAAAATTAAAGAAAACTGAGCGCCTATCATTAAGAGATGATGTTGTTGCATCACTAACCTCTCAAGCATTTTCCAAGTTTAAATTTACCGCACTTTTCATCGATTTAAAAACAAAACTGATTTACGTTGATGCAGCATCATCAAAAATCGCTGAAGATGCCCTAGCGCTATTGCGTAAATCACTAGGATCACTTCCAGTTATTCCAGTTAGCTTTAACAAAGCGCCTTGCGAGGTGATGACTGAGTGGATTGCAGATAAAGAGCCTAATTGGCTGATTTTGTTAGAAGAGGCTGAGATTCGTGAGAAAAACGATCTTGGCGTAATCAGTTGCAAAAACAAATCACTTCTCGATGAAGATATTGTGGAGCTTGCACAATCAGGGCTTGTATCTAAACTTGCTCTCGAATGGGAAAACAATCTCAAATTTGTTTTGCGCGATGATGGAACACTAAAACGGTTGAAATTCGATGACCGTATCACAGAGCAAAATAATGATATTTTCAAAGAAGAAATTGGCAAACGCTTTTACGCTGATTTTATTTTAATGGCCAATGTGCTTTCAGGCTTATTGAATGAGTTATCAGTTGAATTTAATGGATTAAAGGTTGAACTATGAAAACAGCAGAAGAAATTTTAGAAGAACGAAAAAATACGCATGGCGATTTTGAAAAGGGTGCGCAAGATTTTGCACAACTAATGCGCCCGGTTGTCGAAAAATGGTTAGCTGGCACAATTAGCAATGTTAAATTTTATGGTTTAACAATGGCTAATGCAAAACAAGTGAGAATCTTGAATGGAGATTCAAGCCATGCCGATCATTATATTGGTGCCGCAAATTATTTCACCCTTGCCGGAGGGCTTTACAAACCAAGTGACGATTGGAAACAAAGTATCTTGAAAGGTGGAATTTTAAAGTGTGGAGGGCGTGAGAATGAATGATATTAAAGTCGGCATTCGCTATTCTCGATTGGCAGATATTTTAGTTTGCTATTTCTATGTAAGAATGAATAGCGACAATGAATCTGCAATAGAACTAGCAATCAATGATGTTAAAGAAAATTGGATATTATTTGGCGCTGAAATGAGAAATGACATTATCAATATCTCAGAATTAGCATTGCTAGATGTACCGAATACCAATTTTGTTGCGGAGTTTATTGAGTGGGCTAAACACTATTTTGATGCGCCGCAAGAAACAAGCACGCAAAGACCTTTAGTTGATATTTTGCCAGTGGTAAATCTTGGCAACACAAAGCAGTAAATCAATATTTAACAAATCCAATAGGCGTTCCAAGTGAGCGCTTTTTGTTTTAGGAGGAAGAAAATGAAAGAGTTTGACTTAAAAGCAGCCTTGAATGGCAAGCCTGTAAAATTACGTGGCGGATTTAAAGCCATCGTTTATTACCGTGTTCCCGATGAGTTTTCATATACGGGTGGCTCAACTGAACCTTATCCATTGATAGGTATTATTTTTAATAAAGATGGCACCATCAAGAGTGCTAAAGAGTCTTGGAAAGATTGCGGCGCCTACACAGTAAACCAAGGCGGTCTTGATATTATCGGAATGTGGGAAGAGCCAAAGATTAGCATTGAAGATTTACCTAAGCCGTTTAAGCCAAAACTTGGGGAATATTATTATCGTATTACATCAAGATCTTTCTACGACATCCTTGATATCAGAGAAAAAGAATATACTGACCCAGAGTATGATGATAAAACTGTTAATCAAGGCAATGCATTCCGCACAAGAGAAGATGCTCAAAAATGGCTTGATTTTATGGAAAGTATGATGGAGTAAGTGATGGATATTATTAATTTAATCAAACAGCAAACACCTGAAGAAAGACAGGCATTATTCAATGAGTTTATTAAACTCTTAAACCAGAAAAGAGAATATATTGATATTCCTGAAAGAATTGTGTGTTCCGCTTGTCAAGTGTTTGTAGATGAACGAGATGGTACTTCAGAAAACGGTGATTATATTATTCATGAAGTATATGGTTTAAGACACTATGACCCATTCATGCGTAAACAAATTGCAGAACTCGAAAAGAACTACAAATACCCTTTATTAGATTTTGAGCAAGGTTTTTTAACGAATAAAGGTCGTTTTGTTGGGCGTGAAGATGCGATGAAAATTGCCCAAGAGCAAGGGCAAATTATACGGTTATCAGGCTCGCCTAACGCTGATATTTTATTTTCAGAAGATTTGTATTAGGAGTAAACATGACTGCACCATCTTTAGCTTATCAAGACGCAATGAATGGCATTGCTATTTTATATGACGCATTATCCAATGCGGAAAATGAGTTAGATAAATTAAAAAATGCTTGGATTAAATGTAGCGAGCGAATGCCTGAGTTAGACGATGATGGTTATAGCGAACCAGTATTAGCCATTAATGAAATTGGAAATATTCAAGTGGTGAGTTTTTACAGTGGCGAGGGATGTGATTCTTGTAATGAAATTACGCACTGGATGCCTCTTCCGCAACCGCCAAAGGAGTAAAGTATGAGTGGATGGATTAAGTGTAGTGATAGATTGCCTAATGTAATGCCGAATATAGAAGTTGAGGATAGCAATCCTAATTTATTGTTGTGTTGCAAGCATGATTTCGGCGTTCTTACTATTGAACAAGGCTGGTATTCTGATTTAGCGGAAGAGGAACATCCTAAATTTTTCACGATGTGGATAAATAATGAATGGACTTCTCATGATTTCAGAACAGATAGCCCTGAAGTTACTCATTGGATGCCTTTGCCTAAACTGCCAAACGATGAAACATCGATATGTATAGCCGAGCAATTAAAGGCATTGCAATCAAATTCTGATATAGAGGCGGCTCATAGCCAAGCGGATAAAATCCTATGCGATCTATTGAATTCGCTAGGTTATGATGATGTAGTTAAGGAATTTGAAAACTTAGAAAAATGGTATGCGTAAAGCATAGAAAATTTATAACCGCTCTTATGGGCGGTTTTTTTATTGGAGATAAATTATGAACTACACAAAAAGACCGGTCACAATCCAAGCGTGGCAATTCACAAAAGAGAATTACACTAAAGGGGTTCCGCATATTTTTAGAAGTAAAAATGTTTCGTATTGGTCGCAATATGGCGGAGAGGTTATCGGAGGGGAAATTAAAACATTAGAGGGTGTAATGGAAATTTCCGAAAATGATTGGGTTATCTGTGGGGTAAATGGCGAATTTTATCCGTGTAAGCCTGATATTTTCGAGAAAACGTATATGCCGGAAATTAATGTAAAAGAATACATTGAGCGACTTCGGAAGTTAGCAACTAGTGGTCATAACAAAGAAGAAGTGTATAAGATAGCTGGCGAGATTTTATGCGATGGGTTAAAACTCTTCGGGCAAGAAAAACTGATCAAAGAGTTTAAAAGCATAGAAGATTGGTACAAATAGAAAATGGTGATAGGCCGCACAAGAAAGTGCGGCTTTTATTTTACATGGAGGCTTTATGGATCAAATCGCTCTATCAAAAAAAGCAGAAGAAGAAATTGTTAAGGCCGCAAAAATGGCGGCGTTCGCTGCTTTTACTGAAAATAGCAAAAATCTAATGACCATTGGAGATGTTGCGATCTATATCAATAAATCCTATAATTTTACAGCGAACAACATTATCACAAGATCTGATTTTCCATCAGCAAGATACTTAGGCTCGGAAACAGAGCAAAAAAGATACGTTGCTGGAGAGATTGTGAAATGGGGAATTCGTTACATGAAACGCTTATAA